TTTGTTCAATGGAAACGTGAAGATATTGTTGGCGACTATCCTGTTGCCACGCACAGCGCAGAATGGGTTGCGCGGTTAGCAAGTGGCAGTAGCACAGAAATCAAAGTTGCAGCAACCGAAGCCAGCACATATTACCTTTTTACAATCGCCAGCACTGACAGTTCTGCCTTTACGCAAGGTCACTATCACTGGCAGCTTGAAATCACAGAAACAGCGACCAGCAACCGGATTATCATTGATACCGGCACGCTGGATATTGATTTTGATCTGGATAACAATGTTGACCCGCGCAGTCACGCGCAAATAATGATCGACAAGATCGAAAGTCTATTGCAGGGCAAGGGTGACGCTGATGTTTCAAGCTACAGCATTCAAGGCCGGTCACTTACAAAGTTGTCATATCAAGAATTAATCCAAGCGCGGGATTATTTTCGCAAAGAATATGCCAAAGAATTACAAAAAGAACGCGCAAAGCAGGGTGATCATACCGGCGCAACCATCTTCGTGAGGTTTTAACAATGGGCATCTTTGACTTTTTCAAAGCAAAGCCCCAGCCAAAAAAGATGGCAAGGGCGTTTCACGGGGCTGATACTGGCCGACTATTCAGCGATTTTGTATCTAGCAGCCGGTCGGCAGATAGCGAAATCAAGCCATCACTGCGGATATTACGGGATCGATGCCGCGAAATTAGCCGCAATCACCCATATGCACGCCGTTATTTGCAGATAATGACCACAAACGTCGTCGGCGCGGCTGGGGTTCGGATACAGGTTCGCAAGCGTAACGATGACGGTTCGCTAGATAGCGTTGGCAACAGGATTGTTGAACAAGCTTGGCAACAGTGGGGCAGGGCGGGTTTTTGCACCGTTGATGGCCGGATATCTTGGTCACAAGCGCAAAGGCTGTTTATTGAGACGCTAACCCGCGATGGCGAAGTTCTAATTCAGAAGATTAAAAACCCAGCGGGCAACCCGTTTGGCTTTTCGCTAAAGTTTCTTGAAGCCGATTATCTTGATGAAGGTTATGACGCACGCCTAAACAACGGCAATGAAGTGCGTATGGGTGTTGAACTGGATCGCCGCACTGGCAAGCCGGTGAACTATTATTTGTTTGAAGATCACCCGCATCACGATCAAGGCTATGGTTCACGCACAAAGCGGCATCATAAGATCGTGCCAGCGGATCAGATCATTCATTGCTATATGCAAGACCGCGCTGGGCAGACCCGTGGCGTGCCGTGGATGAGCAACGTGCTGTCACGGCTTAAAATGCTAGACGGTTACGAAGAAGCCACTTTGGTCAATGCGCGGGTTGCCGCGTCAAAGATGGGCTTTTTCACTAGCCCAGAAGGTGATGGCTTTGTTGGCGATGATTATGACAACAACGCGCCGATAATGTCAGCGGAACCGGCCACGTTTACGCAGTTACCGGCCGGAATGTCTTTCACAGCCTTTGACCCACAAAACCCGACAGACAGCTTTGCGGAGTTTGAAAAAGGTATATTGCGCGGGATCGCCTCCGGCCTTGGTGTTAGCTATGTGTCACTTGCAAACAACCTTGAAGGCGTTAGCTATTCATCAATCCGGCAAGGCACTATTGAAGATCGTGACCATTTCAAAGTAATCCAGCAATTTATGATCGACCAGTTTGTTGATCCGATCTATCGCGCTTGGCTAGAAATGGCAATCACTGTTGGCCGTATTAATCTGCCAATGGGAAAATATGACCTGTTTGCCGATCAAGTGATCTATCGGCCACGCGGCTTTGCTTGGGTCGATCCGCAGAAAGAGATCAACGCCAGCGTGATCGCACTGAACAACGGCATCGTCAGTTTGCAGGATGTGCATAGTCAATATGGCCGCGATACCGAAGAAATCTTTGAACAGATTAACCGCGAAAGCGAACTGGCTGATCGTTATGGCATCGACACCGCTTTCCAGCCTTTCGGCAACAAATTACCGGCGCAACCATCAATTGATGTGGGGCAAGACGATGGCGACCTATAAAGGCGTTGAAATCAGCCTAAAGCCGACCGAAGGGATGGCCGCAGAAGCGCGTAAATTCAAAAAATGGCGTGAAGAAGGCAAGCAAGGCGGCACTGATGTTGCGGTTGCGCGTGCGACCCAGCTTGCTAACCGGCAAGAACTATCTGCCGACACTGTGCGCCGTATGCACAGCTTTTTCAGCCGCCACGAAGTTGATAAGCAAGCTGAAGGGTTTAGTGCTGGCGAAGAAGGTTATCCGTCAAAAGGTCGCGTTGCGTGGGCAGCGTGGGGCGGTGATGCAGGACAAACTTGGGCAAGGGCAAAAGATATGGCTTTGGATAGAATTGACGAAGGCGAACGCGCTGCACCAGATGCGCTTTCTGTTGGTGATTTTGTGTCGTGGGGATCATCCGGCGGCACTGCACGGGGCGAGATTGAACGCATTGAACGCGATGGCAGCATTAACGTGCCAGACAGCGATTTCACAATTACCGGCACACCAGATGACCCAGCCGCGTTGATCCGCATATATCAAAGCACAGATGAAGGCTATGAAGGCACTGATCGCCTTGTGGGTCATAAATTCAGCACATTGACCAAGATAAGTGATTTGCGGTATCTTAGCACAAGCGAGGTGAAGGCAATGGATAGACATATTCAAGATATTGTCGAGACTGATGACAGCGTGACTATCACGTTTGGCAAGTCAGATGCGACACCGCCGGTTGTTGAAACTGCCGGTTATAAAGACGATGAAGAAATGGATCGGCTTGATCGTGGCGAATTGATGACACGCGCCCGCGCTGCGGATATGGTGGAAGAAGATGATCGCCGCGTTAGAATGTCGATTTCATCTGAAGAACCTGTTGAAAGGTCTTTTGGTTTAGAAGTTTTGCGCCACAACGAAGGTGCAATTGATTTATCGCGTTTGAACAGTGGTTCAGCCAATTTGTTGCTTGACCACGATCAAACCAAAGTGATTGGTGTCATTGAAAGAACTTATTTGGATCAAGCTGATCGCAAGTTGCGGTCAGTGGTTCGCTTTGGAAAAAGTGCGCTGGCGCAAGAAGTTTATCAAGACGTCAAGGATGGGATACGAAGCAACGTCAGCATCGGTTATCAAATCCGCCAAATGGAAGACAAGAGGGCTGACGGGACGGTTGGCATTTCTTCTTGGTTGCCATACGAAGCCAGCATTGTATCTGTTCCCGCTGACGCTGGTGTCGGCGTGAACCGCAAAGCTGAATTTATCGAACCTACTATCAAGTCAAAGGAAAAAGTTATGACTGAAGTAAATCACGATGAAATCCGTGAAGCAGCCGCAGAAGCAGCCAAGCGCGATTTCCAAAAGAATGCCAGCGAGATCATCAATCTTGCTGTTAAACACAACCGCCGTGACCTAGCTGACAAAGCTATCGGTGAAGGTCAGTCTGTTGCACAATTCCGCGCAACATTGCTTGACGCCATTGGCGAAGGCAAGCCACTAGAGCAGTCAGCCGGTGCGGTTGATATGTCAGCCAAAGAGGAGCGTTCATATTCGTTTATGAAAGCTGTTCGCGGTCTGGTAAACGGTTCTGGTCTGCAAGGTCTTGAGCGTGAAGTTTCTGAGCAAATCGCAAAGAACAATGGCCGCGAAGCACGCGGTTTTTACGCACCTGATAGCTTCTGGGGCGGTCGCCGTGACTTGACTGTTGGCACAGCCACAGCCGGTGGTCACTTGGTCGGCACAGATCACCTTGGCGATCAGTTTGTTGACGCACTCCGCGCACGTTTGGTGTTCAGCGAGCTTGGCGCACGCTTTATGACCGGTCTGCGTGGCGATGTTGCTATTCCAAAGCTGGCAACTGGCGTTTCCGCCGGTTTCGTTGCTGAGAATGGCGCAACATCTGAAGTGAACGCAGTGTTCTCACAGATCACAATGTCACCAAAGTCACTTGGCGCATTTTCAGACGTTTCACGTTTGCTGATGATCCAATCTGATCCATCTGTTGAGCAGATTGTTCGCGATGACCTTTTGAATGCAATTGCACAAAAGATCGAAGACGTTGCAATCGAAGGCGGCGGTTCTAACGAGCCAACCGGTATCACTGGCACAGCCGGTATCGGTTCAGTCGCAATCGGAACCAACGGTGGCGCACTGACTTGGGATGCCATCACCGATCTGGTCAAAGAAGTTGAAGTTGACAACGCTGCAATCAACGGCAACACACTTGCCTATCTGACCAACCCGAAAGTGAAGTCACATATGGCTTCAACTCCAAAGGTTGCGTCAACTGACAGCGTAATGTTGATGGATGCGCCTTGGAATAGCCTTTATGGTTATGACTTAGCAGTCACCAACAACGTGCCATCTGACCTGACAAAAGGCACACTTTCAACTGCATCTGCAATGATCTTTGGAGATTTCAGCCAGTTGATGATGGGCTTCTTTAGCACACCAGACATCTTGATCGACCCATACACCGCAGGGTCGACTGGGGCTGTCAGAATAAGAGTGATGCAGGAAATGGATTTGGCCGTACGTCATAGCCAGTCATTCGCTGCGTGTCTCGACATCGACGCCTAAAACAACTGACGGGGCGGCGAAAGTCGCCCTGTCTTTCCCTTGGGGGCTGATATGAAAATTAAATGCAAACGTAATATCCTAATTGCTGGCAAGGCGCACGAAGTGGGCGACATTCTTGAAGTGGCTGAAAACGTGGGGCTTGATCTGGTCAATACCGGCAAGGTCGAAGTTTATGAAGAAAAGCAGGGCATCACTGATCGGGCGATTGGCCTAACAAAGAAGTCAGCGTCCAGCCTTATTAAGCGGAACACAAAGAAAAATGCCAAATAAATTGATTAAAATCACAACGATCAAAGATTGCCAAGCGGGATCAGTCGGCATTATGCTTGCTGGCGAAGACCACGATGTGCGTCAAGATGAGGCGAACAAGCTGATTGATCGCGGTTATGCGAAGCTATGGTCAGCAAAAGTGGCTAAAGTAGCTAAAGTGGACGCCGACTAATGGCGGTCGAAACCGCAAATGATCGCGCTATCTTTATTGGCGTTGATGATTTTGGGGTTGCGGCAACCTATAACGGCGGCACGATCAATGGCATCTTTGACAATGATTTCGTTGAGGTTGACGCTGGTGGGGGCGTTGGCTTTGCATTACAACAGCCACGATTTGTTTGCCGCACCGCAGACGTATCAACTGCCGTTGAAGGCGACACTATCACAATCAATGCGGTGGCCTACACAATGCGGATTGTGCAAGATGACGGCACTGGTATGACCACGTTGGTATTGGAGAAACAATAAATGGCGCACGTTCGGCAGCAAATCCGCGACCAGATCGTGACCGCACTAACGGGATTGACCACCACCGGCAGCAACGTATTTCGCAGCCGTATTTTTCCGCTGGAACAAACAAAGCTTCCGGCATTGTGTATTTTCACCAAGAGCGAAGCCACCGAATTTGATACAATCACTTTGGCGCGTTCGGTAAATCGGGTTTTGGACGTTGCTATTGAGGCATATGTAATTGGCACAGCGAATTATGATAATGCGCTGGATGGGATTGCGGTTGAGGTTGAAGAAGCCATTGCCGCTGACGTAACGCTTAATGGCCTAGCAAAAGATGCACAGGTTGTTGCGTTTGAGGCTGATTATTCGGGCGATGGCGAACAGCCGGTTGCCGTTGGTCGGTTTACTTTAACGGTGCAATACCGCACCAAAGAAAATGACGTTGAAACTGCCGTTTAGAAAAGGAACTTAAAACGATGGCTACTTTTAAAGGAAACGATGGTGTCGTTCTAATCGGCACAGACGTAATGGCTGAAGTGATTTCATTCAGCGTGGATGAAACTGCGGAAACAATTCAAGACTCTGTTATGGGTGATGCCGCGCACACATACAAAGCCAGCTTCAAAGATTTCACAGCAACCGTTGAAACATATTTTGACGACACAGACACAGCGCAAAACAATGT